TCCCTACACGACGCTCTTCCGATCTCGCAACAGGACGGCATCGACGGCGATCTGCGCGTGCAAATGCAACTCTACGACACGTTGGGGTTGGCTTATACCGGCTCGGGCGATGCGCCACGACATGCCGAGACGCAACACGTGGTGCTGGCATACAAGGTGACCTGGGACAAGAATGAGGCAACCATGAATGTCACGCTTGGCAGGAGGGTGCTATGAAAGGGAAGGGGTTATCTCCGACTGTCACGCGCGCAACCCGCAGCGAGAAGAGCCTGGTGCGCGCCGGCACCATTCGGCGCGCCGGGAAGAAGACCGCCGACGTCGAACTGGGCGGCGGCGACGTATTGTATGACGTGCCGGTGTCGGGGGCGGTGAAGGCACAGCAGCGCGTGTCGGTCCTGAGCGAGAAGGGAAAGAACACCATCCTGGGCGCCGCCGCATCGGGCGGAGATTCCACCACGGTCTATAAGACGAGCGGCGTCTATTCCGGCGCACCTGCTCAGCATGCGTTGAACGGCCCGAACCATACCGGAATCCTGGCCCAATCCCAGGCCCCGTGGGCCCTTGCGGCAGACGGCTCCGTCACATTGGTGGGCAATCTACCCGTGCAAGCCGGCGTGACGATTGATGGCGTAGACCTGAGCGCCTTCAAGGCCGCCTATGATGCGCACAACCACGATTCAAGGTATCTGCAACTGGCCGGTGGCGCGCTCTCAGGCCCGCTTTCCTCAGCTCCATTCACTTCCGGTGCGGAAGGCTGGCAGATCGGCCCCGACGGTAGTGCCGAGATGGCTTCGCTCACGCTGCGCAGTTCGCTACATGCGCAGAGTTTCGTGGTTGACCTGGTCAGCGCGCACATCGGCGACGACATCAACGCCAGGAGCGCCGGCACGCTTAGCGAGGATATGGCTGTGCCGGCGTCGGGCACATGGACAATGACAATCGACGATGCGCCGGGGAGCACCGCGCTCCTCTTCGACGACGGCGACATCATCAACGCGAAGCTGGCATTGACGGCCATCGCAGAGACATGGTTTACCGTGTCTGACGGCGCATCAAATGGCGACGGCACACAGAGCTATACCTGTACGTTCCAATCTGGCAGCACCGGCGTGACCTATGCCGCCAAGACCGGCGCAGTGGACTTTGGCGTGAGTGGTCAGGGCATCCTGATCTCTTCGACGCGCGGCCAGTATGGCCCTTATTTCGACGTGCGCACGCACGCCGGATCGCCGTGGGCCGCCCAAACAACCCGCCTGCGCATCGGCAACCTGCGCGGCTGGGACGGGATTGCATCGGATCGATACGGCATTGGGATTGGTGACTATGCCGGTGGCAGCTATCTGAAATACGAGCCGGGGGTTGGCCTGGTGGTAAAGGGAGGCGGTGGCCATGTATCGATTGAGCCGAACGGCATCTCGGTAGCGACGACATCAAGCACCAGCGACTTCACCGCTGCCTATGTGTTCGGGTCGCTCACCAGTCCGGCCGGATACATGCGCTACTACACGGACGACATCGGCTCCGGCTATCCGAAATGGCTGGATATTCACCATCAGAGCAACTCATCCGGCGGCGTGCGCATTATTGCCGACGGCACGACGGGATATTCCGGTAAGCAGACCACGCTCGTGCTGCATACAGATAAGTTCGAGGTTGGGGATAGCTACACATCTTCTGCCGGCGTCTATGAGTGGGCGAATCGCTATTTGCATATCGACAGCACAGGCGTTGTGATCGATGGCGGCCTGAACCTGGGCACGGCCACCAGCGCGGGGGAGGGAGAGCTAAAGGCATCTGGTAGCGGGTCTTTCGCTGGGGGAATCAACATTGGAACCGCTTCGGGAGCCGGCACAGGGCAAATCAAGGCAAGCGGGGATGTGTTTGCGGCAGGGAAAGAAATTGGACTCCAGGAGCAAATTGCTTCTGGGGTAGTGGCATTTCATTCAGGGGGGTTCCAGAGTCTTACTACTACACAAGCTTTTGTGACTTCTGTTAGTGTTAGCCATACCCCATCCGTGAACGAGATAGCGGAAATAACATTCTGCTTATCTATCGCGCAGAACGTTGGCACAGCAGCCTGCAGCGCGGGGGATGCCCTCGCGGGCGCTTTATCCCTCTACTACAGTGGCGCGGATCACAGCTTTGGAGAGCGTATTGCTTACGCTACAGGGAATACCGGCTCACAATATATTATCGGAAAGGCCTATGCCGCCTTAACAGCAGGGGTAGCTTACCAAATTAGGTTACTCGCGAGAAATATATCAGGAGCGCGCGGTGCGGCAGACAACCCATCGTGGATAGATGTCAAGTTCAGCGCCGCATAGGTTTAGAGAGAATGGACATTCAAAAAGCTCGGTGAAGAGGAGGCTTATGTTCACACTTGATGATCTGGTAAAGCAGCGCGAGGCGCAGATGGCGAGACTCCAGCAGGAGATTGCCGCATTGTATGAGGCGGCGCGCGAGAAAGAGGCGGAGTTGCTGCGCTTGAGCGGCGAATATCGCTTGCTCGTCGCATTCAAGAACGATGGCTATGGGTTAAACCAGCCGGCAGGGGAACCTGAGCCGGCCGGAAATGATAAGGTTGCGAAGGCAGCCCCAAAAACGGAGGGATAAGGAATGGCACCGTACAACAAATTTCAGCAGTTCGTGGAGGATTTGGCGAAAGGAGTGCACAACCTATCGTCCAACGCCCTTACCATCGCTTTGTGTGACGCCACGCATGCGCCGGTTGCGACCAACAAGGTGCTCGCAGACCTGACGCAAATCAGCTACACCAACCTGTCATCGCGTGTGGTTACGATCACGTCTTGTGCCCAGGTGAGCGGCACACTCAGTTTAGTGCTGCAAGACCTCACGCTGACGGCGTCTACCGGCGATGTGGCGCCGTTCCGCTATGTGGTGCTATATAACGACACGCCAACCAGTCCAGCGGACCCGCTTATCGCGTGGTTCGACTATGGCGAGGAAATAACGCTACATGGCGCAGCGGGAGATACGTTTGTGGTCGATTTCCCCGCACAGTTATTCGGGCTCGTATAGAGGTGAGCGATGGCAACGACCCGATTTGTGTTCACGCCAAATTCGGCAGAGTTACCGGCATCCAACTTCCCGCAGTTGATGCTGGTGAACCGCCGGCCCGTGCTTGCGTTCGACGCTGCCACGGCAGAGACCTGCCAGTGGACTGCAATCGCGCCAGTCGGGCTAACAGGGACTTTGACGGCGGTCGTGCATTACATGATGGCTTCGGCCACGAGTGGGAAGATCGATTTCACCGGCGCAATAGAGGCGATCACGCCAGGCGATTCGACAGACCTGGATGTAGGGGATTCGTTCGACACAGTGAATGCCATCACCGCACCGACAGTGCCCAGCACCGCAGGCTACGAGAGTTCGTTCACGATCACGCTCACAAATCAGGACTCAATCGCAGCAGGCGACTTATTCAGGTTCCAGTTGACCAGGGATGCAGCAGACGCAACAAACGACACGGCGGCAGGTGATTGCTACGTGCTCGCAGTCGAGTTGCGAGATGGGGCATAACGATGGCGATTCGCTTCGATGCCGCAACTGACAGGTTACTCAGAACGGCTGGCTTGCCGGACTATAACGCCGGGTATAGCTGGCTGTTTTGGGTCCGCCTTGTTAGCGATCTCAATGCGCTGGGCGTCATTGCATCACTCAATGACAACGTTGGAAACAACATCGACGCCCTGGGCCTTGATACGGATGGAACAACGCTACAGGTCGCGGCATTCGCGGCTGGGGCGGGGCAGGCAGCGAATGGCACGTCACTCTCCATAGGAACCTGGTATCACGTCGCTCTGGTGCGTGCGAACGCCACGACGCTATATGTTTACCTGAATGGCGTGCTAAACGCGACGGCGAGTTACAGCGTCTCTGGGCGCGTGGCACCGTCACGGATGGAGATGGGCGGCTGGAATAGCGCGAATTACGATGGGGCGGACTGTAGGGTCGCCGGGGAGAAGTTCTACACAGTAGCACTCACTCAAGCTGAAATCCAGCAAGAGATGTTCGTTTTGCGTCCAATGCGAACGGAAAATTTATACCATTGGTGCCCAATGCTCCCCGGAACGACCGAGAGGCTGACGGACTATTCGGGCAATGGCCGGGACTGGACGGCAGTGGGAACATTGACCGATGAGGACCCTCCGCCGATTCCTTGGGGTTCTATCCCCTACTTCGTCAACAAGCCGGCGACAGGCACCGTTTACACGCTTGTATGCGAGGCCGGCAGCTATGCCCTGACTGGATCAGCCGTACAGTTCCCTCGCAGGCGTGTGCTATCGATCACGGCGGGTTCCTATACCTATACGGAGAACGCGGTAGAGCTGGTCCAACGGCGCATCCTGGTGGCAGGTGCTGGGAGCTATGCGCTTACCGGAGAGCCAATAGCATTACAGATCAACCGCAAACTGGTGGCATCCAGCGGCGCTTATGCTATCACTGGTAGTCCCATCACATTGAGACAAAATCGCTTCCTCAGTGCCGGGGTGGGGGAGGTTGCCCTTACCGGCTCCGCCGTCACGCTCAGAATAGGTCGCAAGCTCGCGGCAGAAGCCGGAAGCTATGCACTCACGGGTGCGGCAGTGACATTCAGGCTCAATCGCGTGCTGGCCATTACGGCAGGCGCATACGCTCTCACTGGTGGAGATGGCATACTCTCGCGGCGCGTCAGGATGCCGGTAGAGGCCACAGCCTATACGCTCACTGGAGAAGGAATCACGTTCCGACGGCGCATTGGAATATTACTGGGCGCAGGGGCCTACGCGCTGACCGGCAATGACGTCATTCTGATCTATCACGCTGGCGGCGGAGGGGCGGTCATCTACATGCTGACAGCGGAGAGCGGGACATATATGCTCACCGGCGCCGACCTGGTGATGCGCAGACGCGCAGTAATCGCACCAGAGGACGGCCATTACGCGCTAACCGGTATGGATGCCTTATTCCCCGTTCGCAGGCGAATGAACGCGCTGGCGGGTTCCTATACGCTGACGGGTGCCAGTGTGCTCCTACGGCGACGGATTGGCATGCTTCTGGAACCGGGCAGCTATATTCTGACTGGCTATGATGTGTTGCTGTCGGTCGGGCCACTTGCGCCATTGATGCGCGTCTGCATGGATTTCGTGGCGAACATCGCCTGCACCAGGGAGCTAGACGCAGCGATCACCGTGGAACGGGAAATCGCTGCCAACATCGCCCGCGTTTATCAAGTGGAGGTAGAGCTTTAATGGAAGATGAGATTCACGTCGGAGATTCGACGACGTTCAGGGCAACGGTGCAAGCAGGCGGCGTGGTGGTCAATGTCAGTCAGGCGTCGGTCATAGAGTTCTACTTCAAGCGGCCAGATGGAGTCGTTTTGACCAAGACTGCGAGCGATGAGACTGACGGAAGCGACGGCAAGGTTTATTACACATGCACGGATGAGCTGAGCATGCCGGGTAACTGGAGCATGCAGGCCCACGTGGTGCTACCGGAAGGGGAATGGAAGAGCAACTTTACGTTGTTCGAGGTGAAGCGGAACCTAGCGTAGCCGATTATGCCTCCTCGCCAAAAACCGTCTTGACAGCACTGCGGGCACCGCGCCCAGCAGCGCGAATGTAACCCATCAGCACTTTGTCGCTCTTGTGTCCCGTTTGTTCCTTGATGGCCCACACCTCGACGCCATCGAGGGCCGCCTGCGTCACGAATCCGGCCCGCAGACTATGGCCGGAGAGCTGGCGTGGATCGATCCCCGCTGCCGTCGCCGTGCGCTTAACGATCCTGGCAATCTCGCGCCCATCCATTGCGCCGTGCACATGGCCCCACCGGTCGATGGAGCGGAACACCGGCCCAGACGAAATTCCCGCCGCATCCATCCAGGCTCTGAGGGCCTGCACGGGGCATAGATCGGAATTGCGAAGGGTAGGGATGGTCTTTGTCATTCCAGCGCCCTCCTGATCGGTCTTGGAATGGCGGATTAGGACCGTCAAGCCGCTCAGGTCGATTCGCAGGTCCTCCACCTGCACGGCCACCAACTCAGAACGCCGGAACGCGCCGGAGAAGCCCAGCAGGAGGATCGCCTTATCCCTCATGCCACGCAAATCGTGGGGGAGGGAGGTAATCACCGTCTTCAGCAAATCGAACGTCGCCGGAGCCTTGCGGCGCGGCATGATGCCCTTCACCCGGCGGATCCCGGCGATGGTGGCCTTCACCTCCGGCGTCTTGATCGGGTTGTCCGCTTTGGCATTCTCATGGTAGAAGCTGATCGCCGAAAGCTTGACGGTGATCGTGCTGACGGACTGGCCGGCATCGGCAAGCGTCGTCAGATAGTCCACGACGGCCACCGCCGGCGCCGGCAGGCTCGGGTAATGATGCTCATCGCAGAATTGCTCGAACTCTGCCCAGGCGGTGCCATAGGCGCGCTTCGTGTTATCCGCCTTGGATGCATTGACGTAATGGCGCACGCGCTCGCGCGTAGCTTTGGAGAGTGCGGTTGGCCGTTGGGTGGCTGGAATAATATCTCTTGACACGTTTACCGTTCCTCTTGGTCATGTCCGATAAGGGATATTATCGGCCACTTAATAGCACAGGCGTTTCACTTTTTGCCCCGGCGCGCGCGGTTAAAGTATTTCTCAATTGGCACTCTTCCTCTGAAACGAATGCTCAACCAGGTCATCCAAATCCTTGTAGCCCATCCCGCCAGCGATACCACCCGGCTTATATAGAACCCAACAAAGAAGCGGATCATGGCACAAGGCCCATCCTTCCGGCATGCGTCTAACCATGTCGCCTATTGCTGCATCGCCGGATTGCTCTGCCGTGCCGATGCCGAGAACAGCATATAGCTTATCCGCTAACTCGCGTGTTTCTGAGATGGTTAGCCAATACTCGCGCCCTTTCAGCGCGATAGGAACCCTTTCTCCGCGCTCCGTATGCTCTATTTGCATAACCTTAATATCCATAGCCGCTCCATAGAAAGGAATTCCATCTGGCGCACAAGAAGCGCCAGATGGATGTTTACTTGCTCCACCGATCCACAGCTTCCATGAACCCAAGCTCTGGCACGACGGTTGCACCGTATTTGCCAGTCGTGGCATGTGCGCCAAGCCTGATGGTTGACCATAGAACCAGTCGGCGCGGAAGTTTAAATGCCAACCACCTGCATGCGCGGTCCGGCAATCTCGCCAGCCACAACTTCGCCATATAAAGCTTGAAACCGATCTTCTTCCGCATGTCATTACCTCACAACGCTAAATTTAACGGGGCCCCGGCGCGAGCGCGGGTGTACCTATAACTGTTGGCCGCGCCGGGGTGTCATTCAAAATGCCCAGCCTCGCTCCCTCAAACGCTACGCTGGTTCGGCCTCTCGTTGGTTCTACGCCGCACTAACCCCTCGCGCGGTGGGCTCATAATGACGATCTACCATGACGGTATATCGTATGGGTCATCCTCCTTGGGCTCTTCTTTTCGAGTGAAGTAGGTGTCGCATGCCTCGATATAGACGGGAGGCTGCGTATGCCCTGAAAGCAAGGCGACCCACACCTTGCCAAACAGCAACGCCATTACGCGCTCTTTCAATGAGAGCTTCCAGCATGAAACGCACTGCGTTCCATCCGACCACACGGGCAGATCGATGATCGTCATTCCGTCGGGCTTGGCACTGGGCGGGCGGAGAATCTTGTTTTGCTCATCGAACGGAATTGGTTTCGCCATTAGCTAATACCTCCTGCCCTTGCGGGCATGTTTTGCAGCTTGATGCAGCAACGCATTCACGGCAGAGTCGCTCAGGAGAATGTTCTTGCCCTCCCGCTCATACCAGGCTTGTGCTTCCTCGCGCGTCCCATCGAACTCGCCATTTATCACGCGCTTAACAAGCTGTTCATGCCCCAATGCCAGCAGGTCACGAACCAGATCACTCTGCGGCGTTGCAGAGTGCGACTCGTAGTCGTCATAGTCGCCGTGGCGGGCTTTGAGGATCAGCGGTGCAACACGTTCGTCCTTTGTGGTCACCATTAAGTCATCGAGCGCTAGCGCAAGGCGCTCCTTAGTCGGAATCTGTGTCATTTTGCTCCTTAAAACGGTATGCGTACAACGAATTGCTCTTGTTTCTCCGTCCACTCGGCGCGCCGGCGCAACCACTCGCGGATCGGCGCATGGGCGATGAGGACACTGGGCGGCTCCTGTTGCCATAGATGCTTGAGGAAGGCATATTTGATCCGGCAGGTATCGCAAACCCCATACCCCCACTCCACCAGCTTTGTGTACTGGTGAGCAGTCTGCGCACAAGGCGCCCCGCACCACAGGCAGCCCGTCATTCCACCGATATAGAGTCGGTAGTAGAAGGGCGCCGAGTATTCGCTGTAGCCACTCATCTCGAACTGGCGCGGGAACTCATCGCCGTAGCGCCAGGATTCGACGACGTTCAGCGCGTCGGCCAACTCCGCCGGCGTCAGGTCCTTGCCGGTTTGGTTTGGCTTCCAACCGGTCTCGAAGGTGGCTAGCTCGCCGGAGGGCACTGAAAAGATCGGCGAGTGGAAGATGATGCCGCCCGGCAGCGTCGTTTCGCGGAAGTACAACGTCACCTTGCCGGTGCCGCCGCACGTCCAGCAGCCCTCATCGTCACTGTCATAGCGCCAACTGCCGTATATGCCGGAGCCGTCGCATCGCCGGCATTTTGACTTCACGGCGATCAGGCGTTGGCTTGCCATGCCGGCTTTCAATGCGGCAGCGATCAGGTAGTCCTTGTGGCCGTAAATGATGCCGCGCATCTGCGAGGAGTGGTGATACCGAAATGTCTCGCTGCGCACAAATGAATTCAGCCGGCTCATGGCATTGACGACTTCCTGATTAATGGGCTGATCGAACATGGGGCCTGTTTGTATCATCGCTTATCCTCCCCCAGCACCGTCCAATCCGCTGGGTATAACGCGCCACCGACGGGGTCGAACACCGCAAATGGATCGAGCGTGAAAGGCACCGTCTGCACGTTATCCGCCACAACAACAGTGCGCGCCTCGCCATCGATCACATAGACGACGCTGTAAGTGATGGTCATTTCTTAGCCTCACTCTTGAGGACGTCCCGCGCATCGCGGCAAAACGTATCACCGGCGGCGGTAATCATGCGGCCTTTCGGCCCGATGTTGATGTACCGCTTCATCAGTAGAAACGGCTCGATGTCTTCCGATATTCGCAATGGATCAATGTCGCACAGCTCCGCTTCTAGCACGCGCTCGCCGACGGCCTGGCGATTGTTACGCATCAGCACTTCCAGGTAGCGCACATCATCCACGGTGGCGCCATTGGTGAAGCGGATACCGTGCCCATTCAGCACTCGTTTGGTGCAGGCCTTCACGTCGCCGGTGGGGTCCATGAAGATTTCTTCCTCCACCTCCTGGGCCAGCGTGAACGCCTGGCGCGGCACCAGGCGCGAGGCGGTGGCGACGGTTTCTGTGACGTAGTCCGGCAGGCGCTGGAAGCGGTTACGCACCATAAGCTGGACTTCTTCGACGCTGTAACGCGCAAGCTGGATGTCTGCGCAGCGCGACCGGAAGGCACGATCTAGGTTCGCCGGCTTCGTGGTCGCAAATATCCATGCGGCATGTTTGACGTTTGCGATCCGCCTACCCCGCTCGCCGTCAAGTTGCATCGTCCTATCGTCGGCTTCCAGGAGGGTCAGGAACGCCTCCTGGGTCTTCTCGGCGATCAGATGCACCTCGTCGATGAAGACGGCAAACGCCGGATAGTCCCAGATGGCCATGCCGGAGCGGGATCCGCCCGGCTTCGCGCCCATCGGCGGCGTATTGGCCGCCAGGGCGTCATCGATCATCTCGAACAGTTTGTCGCGGCTGCGCACGGCACGGCCATCGACGCGCACAAACGGCACGCCGAGGCAGGCGGTGATCCGGCGCGCGATTTCGGTCTTCCCGACCGACGGCGGGCCGGAGAGGAGGAACACCTTCGACAGGTTGGGCAACTCACCCGGTTTGGTGTTCGAGATGGCATAGATCAGGCTGCGTTTGATGGCATAGACGGCGTCGGCGTTGCCGATGAAGCCCCTGAAAGCTCCATCGACCTTCTCGCGCGCCGCCATGATGGTATCAAGCATTGGTTTCAACCTCCAATTCGGAAATCCATCGAAGCAATGGATAAACTTGCTGGGGCACTACGGCATTCCCTAGTGCTCTAAGTCTGTCCACCCGGTGGGGAACCCCATCAGCCACTCTACCCACACCGGGTTCAACTGTCCATGCGTGATTTCTTTCAGTTGCATCCCACCCTGGCGCTTGGGTGGTTTCTGCCGGCAGAAACCACCGGTCGCATCTGATACTGTCGGAGTCGGCACGATCATGTCCGTCAACGTCATACCCGCATGAATTCCCGATGGGGGAGTCTTGCTCCTGGTTGCGGTTGCATTTCGACTCGCCTTTGCGTCGCCCGCCGTTGGAGTCGGGAACATCATCACCGCTGAGGGCAGGCTGCTCATTCTCCCGCCCCGCTTGATTGTGCCCTCCCCTGGCGTTCCTTTGTGGTCTCGTGCATTGGGCGTCGGCCACAGATGAGGGTTGTTCACCTGCATCGATAGCCGTAACTGTTGATTGGGATTCCATTTCACCTGGCCTGGGTGATCTGCCGTCGATACAGTTGGAGTGCGCCACAATGAATACCCGCGCACGGATGTGCGGGGCATCGACGGCACAAGCCGGAAATACAATCGGCCATGCTTCGTAACCCTTATCTTCCAGGTCAGATAACACGTCGTCGATCGCCAGTGAAATGATGCCAGGCACATTCTCAGCAACGATCCAAGCGGGCTTTGTGATTTCAATAACCCTAGACATCTCAGGCCAGAGGTAACGGTCATCTTTTGCGCCGCGTCGCTTCCCGGCATTAGAAAAAGGTTGGCACGGGAACCCGCCGGTGACGATGTTGATTGCTCCCAAAGGCTTAATTGAGTCGCTTGTGATATCACGTACATCCTCAAACTGGTAAACATCTGGCCAATGCTTAGCGAGAACTTTTCGGCAATACCCATCTTTCTCACAAAAGGCCACCGTGGTTATCCCTGCCCATTGCGCTGCTAGGTCGATACCGCCAATTCCGCTAAATAGACTGAGATGTTTCATCCGTTAATATGCCTTCTGTTTGCCCAAACAAATCCTTGAGCGAGATCGTTTCCAGCCGAAGCTTCCACGCGAACCCGCGCCAGGTGTAGGTCATTCCCCTGTCGTTCGTCAGCGCCTCGCTCCACAATTGCGGGAGCGCGGAAATGTCCAGTTGTCCGCCGGCATGCTTGCGCACGATGGCGATTTCGTTGTCGCCGGGGAGTGGGTCGGAGACGTTCTGGCAGAGCCGCGTCATGGTGAATGTGGCCGAGTTATCCTCTACGTCCCAGGTCATCCGCAGCCCGCCCGGCAGCAATGCCACGGCATGAGGATGCAACCGCAAACCGATCAGGATTGAGAGAAACGTTTGGCCTTCCGTCTCGATAATGGTGCGTTTCATTGAGTAATCCCCTATATTTCTCCGCTTCGGCCCGTGCTGCCGCGACCGCGCGCTTGCGCCAGCCGCGCGCGAATGGTCGCGGTTCCAGTTCGCCTTCGTTCCAGGAGTCGCCGCAGCCGAGGCACGTCTTATGCGGCCCATACCACTCATACGTCTTAACAAGAAACTCCTGGTCACTCTTGCACACCGGGCAGTGTTCGACACGCACGTAAACACTTGTGGTTTCTGGTGCATAGATATGGATAGTGGCCACGCCTTCACCCCGCCTGCGCCTCGGTCGCCTTCGCCGCGAGTGCGGCCAGCGATACCCGATGCGACCTGGTGTGCTCCGGGCAGTACACCAGGTCGCCGATGACGGTCCAGCCCATGCGCTTCAGCGCACCAACGTCATAGCTGTTTCGCCGCTCATGGCAGCACTTGCAGCGGTAGACGACCGGCGCCGGCAAATCCTTGCGGCACTTCGGGCAGATGGCACGCAGGGTGACGCCCTCGGTGATTCTGACGGCTGGATTGATCTCCCAGCCGTCCGAGATCAGCTCGTTGATGTGCCGGCTGACCGTTAGATGCCCGCAGGTCGGACAATTGACGTAGAACATCACCGGAGCGCCGCGACCGACGGCCAGGCTTACGACGCCGGCCTGCCCGTTGCGGGTGCGCCCACGTGGGCGCGGGTGCTTTGTGCATGTATAAAGGTTCACGACCGAATCCCCCTCACCTCAGCGAGCTTGGCTTCCAGTTGCTCGCATTTGGCCGATAGGCCCGCAACCTGCTCAACGGCAGCATCGCGGGCGTCGATGATCGATTGCACCTGAGTGCCCAGGAAGCAGTCGAGTTTACGAATCTCGTTGACGATCTTGACTTCATCGAGCGTCATCCCGCCACCTCTCTGATCTCGGCGATCACACTACCGCCGGCCGCCGGCCCGCCGCGCAGCAGCGTCACCGGCGCGAAGGCATAGTCGTCGATCCGTAAAGCGTCGGCGATTCCATCCTGGGCGGCCTTGAGAGCACTGTAGGCACCTTCCAGGTCGAACCGGCGCGCCGTCGGCGGGTGGAAGGTATAGGTGACGCTCAGCGGCGGTTTCAGGGTGCTCCCCTTCAGCGCTTGCAACGTCAGGACTATTGCTTCCTGGCGTGCGGCGGCTGCATATCCCCCGCGCGTCGCCCAGTGGTGGCCGTTGGACCGGTTCGGCCACAGCGCCGACGCCGGCCAGGACAGCGTGATTACGAGCGGCTTTGAAACGATGGCAATCGACCGCGCAACCCCTGGTCGCCGCTCGATCATGCCGGCTCGTTGCAGCCGGCCCAAATAGTAAGAAGTTACACTGGTGGACCGGAGCCCACAGGCATCCGAGATTTCCCGCAGTGTCGGCGCGATGCCCTGTCTGGCCTGGAAATCTCGCACAAATGTCAATATTGACTCGCCTCTTGTATCCATTTGCCCTCCCCTAGCAGTGCTAGAACAATTGCGGCGCGTCCTTCTCGCGCTCCGCATCATCGACGTATTTGCATGCCCACTCGAAATAGCTCTGCTTCAACTCGAAACCGACGGCCTTGCGGCCCATTTGGATCGCCACGTAGGGAACGCTCCCTACGCCGGCGAATGGATCAAGCACCACCTCCCCTGGATTCGTCCAGCGGTGGACACAGCGCCGGATCAAATCCAACTGCAAAGGGCAGATGTGTTTTTCGTCATTGCCCTCTTTGGCAAGCTGGTAATTAAGCGTGTCCATGCGGCTGATGTCGCCCCACACAAACTCACTGTTCGGGATCTTCGGCCCCGCGTGTTTGCCACCGCGATAGGGCACGCGCTGGCCATTTTCCAGGTCGTAGCCATCCTCAATGGCCGCCACACGCGCTTCGTGGTTGTAGGGATGCGGGAGGATCAGACCGTCGGATTGCCAGGCGGAATTTGCTTCTAACTGCCAGCGGCGCAGGCTGAAATCCTCTTCCGTGTGTGTCACCGGCTTGATGCTGCTCATCCTGTCATCGTGCAGGCCCGCCCACTTGCGAAATACGAGCAGGTATTCGGGGATGCCGCCCGCCGACAGGCTCGCATCCTGCTTGATGTACTTGTAGAGAAGCCCATGCCGGTTCGTGGCGCGCATCTCGCGCACCGGATCCGTGGCAATGGTGATCCTGGTGTGCAGCACCCAGCGATGCCGGCGCATAGCCGCCGATACGTCATCCGAGAACGGGTATAGCCCGGCGCCGTCACTGTCGTACTTCTCTTTTGCGGAGTTGTAGATGAGGCGATCCTTACAATGGATGACGGCCAACCGACCCGGCACCGTGACCCTGAACAGTTCAGGTATGAGCCAATCGAAATGATCGAAGAACTCATCATGCCCGTTCGCCCATGTGTTATTCCCCATGTCGTGCGCCGAAGGGGAATAGGTGTATTGGTCACTGAAGGGGATGCTCGTGACAATCAGATCAACCGAGTTGTCAGGCAATCCCCTGATCCCTTCGATGCAATCCGCGTGATACAGCGCGGCGTGCTCCGTTGCATACTGATCCAAAACCTTCACATCGTCCATTCCAACCCCACCTTCGGTTGAACAAACGCCGGCAATACCATCGGCATGCCCGGCATATAGTCATAGTCGGAAAAGGCGCGCCGCCCGATCAAGCCAACTTCCTTCATCGCCTCGCTCATCTTGTCCTGCATCTCAGCAAACGCGGCTTCCTTGCGTCGAATGGATTGCAATACATCCGCTTCGGTGGACGCCGTGATGAGATGTACGTCCACCGGTCGCTGCTGCCCGTAGCGCCAAAACCGCCGGATGCCCTGATAAGTGCGCTCAAAGCTGTATGTGAGCGAAGCAAACACCACCTTTGCACAGTGCTGCCAGTTCATCCCGAAGCCTGCGATGCCCAATTTGGTTATCAGGATGCGCTCCTGACCATTCGAGAAGGCGCGCAGCTTTGCGCGCTTCTCTTCCAGCGTTTCATTGCCGCGCACTTCAACGGCACCTGGGATCAGGGTGCGCAGTAAATCCGCTTCGTCGTTCGTTTCGACCCAGATCACCCACGGCTCGCCCGGCGCGGTTGCCACAATCTGCGTAGCGCGCTCCATCCGGTCCGCCAGCGTCATGCGCTTGGACTTCCATAGCTCGGTCGCGCTGAGGGCCTCGGTGAAGAACAACCGCCCCTCTTCCCAGGCGGCCCGCTGATCCACTTCGACAGTGTCGGCGTGGACGTTCAGCGGTGGTAAATCCCAGCCGGCATCACTGAAGCCCAGGTCACTTGGCTTCGACATGCAGACCGCCCAGGATGCCACCCAGCGCCAGAAATCGCGCTCAGCATGACCTTTCAAGCGGAGTGTATCCGCCTGGTTGGAATCGCGGATGAACCAACGGGTCACCATTTCGTGCCAAGGCATGATGCCGAGGGCCTGTGAATGGTTCCCCAATTCATCGAACTCATTGGGGGCCGGGGTCGCCGTGCCCATGAGCTTGTAAGGCACGCCGGCGAACATGCGATTGAAACGGTGGCGATATGCGCCGCGTGAGTTCTTCAACCAAGAGGATTCATCGACGACGACGCCGGCGAACCATGACGGCGTGAAATGCTCCATCAGTTCGATGTTGCTCACGACGATGGGTTCTTTGGCAGCCTCGGCCTCTTCCTGAGTGCGGACATAGACAGCCGGGATGTGCCATTTATTGATGGCTTCACTCACGATCTGATCCGCGACCGCCAGCGGCGCGAAATGAAGCACCTTGCGCCCTGTGTGCTCGGCGACCTGGGAACCCCACTCCAACTCATCGAACGTCTTGCCGCCACCGGTGTTGATGAACAATGCCGCCCGACCCTGCTCCAGCGCCCAGGCGACGACGGCGCGCTGATCCGGCCGGAGCTGGGTGTGCAGGCTATCAGGGGAGACCCGAAAACCTGCAGGGCCTGCATAGGCATGGCGTGAGGCACGCCACGCGCGATACTCGGCAATCGTGCCGGTCATTACTGCACACTGCCCGACCGTCAATTGTTCATTCATGTCATTCACCTCAAGGGTTAATCAAATTGCATGCCGGCGAGCCGCCGAACCGCCGGCATGCGGGTGCTAATCGGTTAGAACGGGATTTGCTCTCTCTCGGTAGCGGGTTCGGTTTGTGCTTGTAGATGCTCCGCCTCACCAATGGCGATGTTGACCACGTTGGCAAGATCAAGCGCAAGCTTGGCAATCTCTTGTGCGCTCATCTTGTTATTGGCCTGGTATTGCGCAACCGCAGCCGTCATCCCCATCGAGACGGCAACGCCCTTCACGGCCTTGAAGGCCTCGATAATCAGGGCCCGGTCATTCGCCAGCCATGTGCGCAAGCGCGCCATCTCTTCGCTGAGAATCTTGCGGAAGGCGGGCAGGTCATACGGGTCATACTTAGGTTTCGGGGTCTCGCCGGAGTTTAGCCAGGCCAACACCTGCGCGCCCAACTTGGCATCCGGCTTGGGGATGATCTTGCCCGCCAGGTCGATCATGCGCGACTTGTCAATCGTGAGAGTGTTTTCAAGGCTCAGGCTGCCGACGATGTCGAACTCATATTCCACGCCGTCGCGCTGCACCGGTGCCAGGCCCACCTTCTTAGGAGTCACCTTGCCGCGCTCATCCTTCTCAACCTGATAGTCGGTCTTCACGCGCAACGTGACGATCACGTGGCATGGGCACTTCAGGATGGCATCCAGCAGCCGGTTTTGCTGTGGGGTGCCCACCTTGCCCCAGCCGTCGGTGAAGGTGTTGCCCTTTGTGTTGTTCACCGCGTCCAACACGCCGCCCAGGCCCTGCCAGGCATGCGAGAGGCTGTCGATGATGAGCACGTCATAGCCGGCTTCAGACGCTTCGTCGATGGCTTTGATGTACTCATCTACGGCGAAATATTCAAGTTCAACGACATCGAACGGCACCACATCGGCGTAGAGCGATGCACTGCCGCGCTCGGTGTCGATGAGGGCAATCTTGCTCCCCAGGCCCTTCGCAATTTGAAGGGCGGTAAAGGTCTTGCCGCTGCCGGATGGACCCTCTAGCGCCATCCGCAGCTTCTTTTGTGTGCGGATTGCTTTCTGAAATGGCATGTCATTCCTCCTTGAGTGGATAGTTGAAATCGTGATAAATCTCGGCGGCAATGGCGGCATCGACTTCCGGCTCAGTCGCCTCGTTGAGATCGAGCTTTTGTCGCCGGTCAGTCACCTTCGCGCCGATTGAGCGGAAATAGCTCATGTCCAGCGCGTGGATGCTCAGGCCTTCGACAAACTGCACGCGCACGTCGCGCGTGCCATTGAGCAAATAGCCACCGACGAGGAACGTGATGCCGGTGTTTTGGATGATGACCTCATCTACGACCGGCAGAAAGGCGAATGGTCTGTTCATATCAACCCCAGCGCCGCCGCGAGCGCAGCCGTGGCGACGACAACCAACGCCGCCACCCCGATCAGCCCGACGGTAATCAGGTGATCGATGATCCGATGGCGCCGGATGGCTTCTAAGTCACGCGGAGAGAACACGAGTTGCGGGCGCTCAGGAGTTCTGTTCATCGTGCCACTCCTTGATGCTGTCCGCTGCCTTGCCCGCCGCGCGAGACGCGGCCAGCATAGTGACGACGGTCCCGACGATCAGAAGCACAGCCCCGATTGCGATGACGTCCATCAAATCCCCCAATAGAAACGGTTCTTCATGTTGAGACCGTTTCTGACTGCATATTGCTGGAACACAAACAACGCCGTGGTTGGGTGCAGCATGTCCAGCTTGTAGACATGAGACCCGGAGTAACGAGAGAAGTGCTTGAGGACTGAGGCCCGGCCCCGGCCCCAGGTTGGCCGGGTGATTTTCACGTAGAGGAATCGCCCATCGTGGCCGAGGACCTGGACGTGCCGGCCCCGCATCCGCTGTACCCAGGCCGCATCTTCCGCCGCTTTCGCCGCATCTTCCGCCGCCCGCCGCTGCTGGTCCGCCCGCAGGGCCGCCATGTCCGCCGCCGTGGGCATAGGCACTAACCGTCTCAGTGTGGCTGCTTGCATTTGATCCTCCCTTCCTGTCGATAGACAGTTTATACACCACTAGAGACAAGTTGTCAATAGACATGGTGAAAATGTCTTTAGGGAGGTGGCTTTACAATGATCCGCAATGTCAGGCACAATCGAAAGCCCGTTCGTACAATGGCTACTACAGGAAATCGAACACCGAGGCTGGTCCCGTGAGGAGTTTGCGCGTCGCGCCGGGATCAGTTCTGGAGCGCTTACGCACATTGTGAATGGCGATAGAGGCGTCGGGGCGGACGTCGCGCGCCAGATGGCAAGCGCTCTAGGTGTATCACAGCTTCTCATTTTTCAACTCGCGGGGTTAATCGATGAAAAACTGGACGAGGACGAAGTGGCGGCACGAGAAATCAGACGCCTGGTCTCCAAAATGGATCGAGACCGAAGGCGGTTGGCTCTCAGAGTGCTTGAATCGCTGGCTGACCAAGACAGAGAATCTGACGAGCGAAATCCGATTGCGGATCGCGCTCCGAAAACTAAAGCGCAAAGGGGTGCCGCTTAGATATATCCTCGATATTTTGAGAGGAACCCCATTCCTCTTGGATGACCGGCGTCGGCTATGGATCATCGCCGACGGCAGTTCCTCAATAGAAATCTGACAATATCCCCTCCGCGCCTCTAGACAGGTCGTAGACTACTATTGACATGTTGTCTCTAGTGTCGTATAACTTGCTAAAAGACAAGCGACAAGGAGGGATTGATGACGATTAGCAAAAGCAGAGCGTTCGTTAAGTGGTTGTTGGATGAGATCGAAAAGAGCGGCATGACGCGCGAGGAGTTGGCGAGGCGCGGCGGTGTCCGGGCCAGCTCCATCGCGCATATCGTGAAGGGTGACCGCATGGTCGGCCCTGACGTCGCGCGCGGCATCGCCAAAGGCCTTGGCGTGCCGCAGATCGAGGTCTTCGCCCGCGCGGGATTGATCGACGACGTGCCAATCGCTCGGAAAGAGAAGGTTGGCGCGTGAGAAAAAAAGAGATTGCGCGAGAGGGGCTGTCAGGCACCTGCACAATCTCTAGCGACCGGAGTCGCCAGCCTCATTATACGCGGCTGGATACCCGGCCATCCCCGAGGGTGACATGACCCCAAATCTACCATCTGACGCTGCATTCGTGCAGTTTCAGCAACTCATGATCGAAATTGCGGAAACATGGCAAAGAGCGGAACAGTCGGTATCGGGTACGCGAGAAAATCGCTCGTCTATAGACGAAGCGACGAAACCAGCGTTGAGCGACAAGAAGGCAACGTGAAGAAGGCGATTGAGACGGATGGGCTAACGGCGGAGGTGCATGCCGATGCCGCCGGCCACCGCAGTGGGCGCGATGATCGCTACCGCCCGGAGTGGCGGGCAGTGATGCGCCGCCTGGCGGATCCCGACGTCGCCGGCGTCTACGTGGACTCTCTCTCGCGCGCTTATCGCAGCGTGAAGGGGTGGAACGAACTGCTGGAGCGTTGCCGTAAGCATGACGTGTTCATCGTCGTTCTGAGTGAGGGGATCGACACGCGCAAAAAGTTCGGCGCGCTCCAGAAGGGCACGTCGGACATGATGGCGACGGTGGCGGAGATTGAATCGGCCATTGCCAGCGAGCGCATGGTCGATAACATCGCTTATATGAAAGCGAAGGGGGTGTACTGGGGACAGACGCCCTTTGGCTATACCCGCACCGGTGAGGGCCTGGACGCCTGGCTACTGCCACGCTCGCCCTACGACGACACGGTTCGCACGATCTTCACGCTCTGGATCGCCGGCGAATCGCGCGAGCACATTGCCGCAGAGATGAACCGGCGCGGGCTCCAATTCAGGAACCGCAGGAATGAGCCGGCACGGTTCAACAAGGAGACGATCCGCACCATCGTCAACAATGTGCTGCTATACGCCGGCTACGTCATGCCGATCAATGGCGGTAAGGCAAAGGCCCGCCAGATTTCACTGGAAGGTGAAGGTTCCTATATCCAGCGCTTTGCGCATGGCATGGGTGCGATCAAGGGGCAGGTGAAGCCGATCATCGACGATTCGACGGCTTCGCTCGCGGTGGAGCGATGGATCAATAAGAAGTCTCGTGGGCGTAGAAAGGGAGGGTATATCTTCCTCCTGGGTGGGTGCGTGTATCTGAATGGGAAGAAATTGCGCTCGCAATCCTTGCCCTATGGCAATTTCTATCGGTCCTTCAATACCAACGGAATAACACTTGATGCAGAACAGATCGATAACGACCTGATGGACCGGCTGCGAGGCGTGAATTTCCCGGCAGCACTTGTGGAATCGATGGCACGACTGGCCGTGGAGAAGTATCGCGGAGACGAGCAGCGTCAGGCACAGGAGACCGTCGCCAGGTTGACGAAGCGCCTGGAGAACCTAAAAGTGATGCGCATGGACGGTGAAATAAGCTCTGAGGATTATCAGAAACATCGGCATGATGCTGAGGGGGCTATTTTTGAGGCGCGCGCTAAACTGAATGTGGCGGACGACTTGAATGGGTTACTGAGGAAATTGGTCGAACTGGGTGCATTGCTTGACCACGCAACGCCAACACAGCGTCAGCGGGCGGTCGGTCTGATGTTCGACCGGATGGAAGTGGGCGAGGACGGAAGTATTCGGGAAATCGTGCCGGCTGGATGGGCACGACAAGTATTCGGTGAGCTGGTTTGGGCGTGGAAATCCTTACAACAGGTGCCCCCAATGAGATTCGAACTCATGTTTTGGCCTTGA